TAAATATTTAGTTCCGCTTCTCGGTGGAGCTTTTAAGCTTGCACTGGAAGGACTTGGAACTTTAGTCTCTGGACTAGTTACAGCTTTCGGAAAGTTCGTAACTTTAATTAATAACATCTTTAACGCTGCGAAGAAGGTTATCGATCTAATTAGGGATAACCCGATTACTAATTTATTTGATGGCGGATCTAAGGGTCTTAAAGCTTCCGTACCATTCCCAGAAGAAATCGGCGGTGGAATCACTGTCGAGACTGGCGGCGGTAACGGCGGCGGCGGCGGCGGTGTCGCTCCGACATTCATGGGCGGCGATGATCCGCGTACATTTACAGGCGCACCGTTAGAAGCTTTCTCTGTAGGAATGCAAAAAGCAATCATTCGCCGCGAAGAGCTTAAAGCCGAAACCGAAAGACTTAGAGACGAACGAGATGCCGCAGCTGCGGCTCGAATTGCTGCAACTGGTGGCCTATCGACGGCGGACAGAATTACGATAAACATGGGCGTAGTCGGAGATCCAGAATCGGCAGCTAGAACTATTATCGATTTAGTTAATAAATCCCAAGCGCGCGGCACTCTAGGCGCGGGAGCGTTCTTAACAGTATGACCCTATGGACTCCAGTCTGGAGCGTTCTTATCGATGGAGTCGAGTATAAGAACATAACTCTGGCGAATCTCACGATCGAATCTGGCCGCCGCGACATCTACCAGCAAGCGGTAGCGGGCTATTGTAGTTTATCGATTCTTAACATCGACGACGATCCGATTACTGTAGAGATTAACTCTGGGATAACTGTCTTCGTGCAGAACTCCACAGCTACTCCAGTGGCAATCTTCGGCGGAAGCGTAAGCGACATTCTTACGACGGTGGAGAGATCGGGAACTGGCGGACTCGTCCAGACTATTAGCATTACAGCACTTGGCGCGCTTTCACGTCTGCCGAAAGTCTTAACGGAAGGCGTACTTAGTAAGGATTACGAAGGCGATCAGATTTACGACATTCTCGACGGCATTCTTTACGCAGCTTGGAATGAAGTTCCATCTTCGCTTACTTGGGCAGCTTACGAAGCGACTACGACATGGGCTAACGCAGAAAATAGCGGCGTCGGAGAGATCGATCGCCCCGGAAATTACGAACTTACTGCGAGAGCTTCTTCCGTTACAGATGCTTATTCTTTAGTCGCAGCTTTAGCCACTTCTGGACTCGGTTACATTTACGAAGATGGTCAGGGCCGAATCGGTTACGCAGATTCAACTCATCGCGGCACTTATCTAGCTACAAATGGCTACGTGGATCTTTCGGCTTTAGACGCTTATTCCAGCGGATTACAGACGTCGACAAGAGCGGGCGACGTTCGTAATGAAGTGACGATAACTTACAAAAACAGCCAGCAAGTGACAGCAAGCGAAGCGGCATCTATCGCCCTTTACGGATCACTGGCCCAGAACATTCAGACAACCCTAGAACATACGGCAGACGCTAATAGCCAAGCCGCGTTCTATCTAGCTCTTCGCGCTTACCCTAGAGCTAACTTCGAGTCAATTCGGTATCCGCTGGGAAGTCCTAACGTGTCAGATTCGGACAGAGATTCTCTTATCGGAGTATTTATGGGAATGCCTGTAAACATCGCAGACTTACCCGCGAACATGGGATCGAACTTCCAAGGATTCGTCGAAGGCTGGAGATTCTCGGCTGGTTATAACTCTTTAGCTGTGGATCTTTACGTTACGCCGATCGCTTATTCGCTCGACGCGTTCCGCTGGAATGACGTCCCAGCTTCCGAAAGATGGGACACTCTTAGCCCTACACTTAACTGGTTAAACGCGACAGTAGTCGCATAAAGGAGAAAACATGGCAACGACGACGCCTAACTTCGGCTGGAGTGTTCCTACTTCGACCGACTTGGTAAAAGATGGCGCGACAGCGATCGAAACACTTGGCGATTCGATCGATGCGTCTTTAGTAGATCTTAAAGGCGGAACTACTGGACAAGTACTTTCTAAAAACTCGAACACAGACATGGACTTTATTTGGGTAACAGATGCAGCGGGAGACATTCAGGGAGTTACGGCTGGCGTCGGAATCTCTGGCGGCGGCACTTCTGGAACGGTTACTGTAACTAACGACATGGCTACGTCCATGACAACAAAAGGCGACATAATTGTTGCAACTGGTTCGAGCACTTACGTAAGACAAGCAGTGGGAACTAATAATCAAGTCCTTATGGCAGATTCAGCCCAAGCGGACGGCGTTAAGTATGCGAACGAAGCTACAGCAACACTTACGACTACAGGCGATCTTCTTTATGCGTCTGCAGCGAATACTTTAGCTCGTCGCGCTATCGGAACTTCTGGACAAGTTCTTTCTGTATCTGGCGGTCTTCCAACATGGACAACTATTTCGGCAGGAGCTTTAACAGAATTAGCGACAGGATCACTTAGCGGATCTTCTGTCTCGATCTCTTCTATTTCAGGTTCTTATCGTAATTTATGGCTCGTTCTAAAAGGATTTACGCCAGCTACAAATGACGCGTCGCTAAATGGTCGCGTAAATAACGATTCGTCTTCTGCATACACAAACCGAGGCAGCGGAGCAACTAGCGATTATTCAATCGGTAATACATCTTGGAATAATCTTAGTTATGGCGCAAAAAATAACAGCGAATCGGCTGGCGGAATCTGCGTATTCGAGTTCTTAGAGTACGCAAGTACGTCAAATAATAAGATGATTCTAAAAAACAGCTTCACTAAAAGCGGTTCGGCTACTGGCTGGAATTACATTGATGGATTCGCGCAGTGGAATAGTACGTCTGCAATAGATTCGATTCAATTATTCTGTTCTTCTGGAAACTTCTCTAGCGGAACTTACGTACTTTATGGAGTGAAATAATGGCAAAACCTACAATTAAGATTCATAACGTCGAAACAGACGAAGTAATCGAGCGCGAGATGAACGACGCCGAATTAGCAATCTGGGAAGCCGATCAATTAAAGGCGGCAACAGATGAAGCAACTAAAGCAGCGGCTAAAGCTGCTCTTCTATCTAAGCTGGGCATTACAGAAGACGAAGCGAAATTACTTCTATCATGACCTACCCAGTCGGAACAGCTGCGGCAGTCGTAGAAGTAGCACTGGCCGAAGTCGGCACAGTCGAAGAAGGCGATAACCTTACGAAGTACGGAAAGTTTACTAAGGCCGATGGTCTACCTTGGTGCGGTTCATTCTGTAATTGGGTATTCCACACAGCGGGCGTAAAGCTTCCGTCGATGGTCTCTACAGCTGCGGGAGCGCATAAGCTTAAAGAAGTTAGTCGCTGGGTAGATGCAGAGCCGAAGATCGGCGATCTTGCATTTATGGACTTTCCGCATGATGGCGTCGACCGTATTAGCCACATCGGAATAGTCGTCGGAGTTAAGGCGAAAACTGTTATCACGATCGAAGGTAATACATCGGGAACAGGCGATCAGCGTAACGGCGGAATGGTCATGATTAAAGAGCGGGCATTCGGGAGCGGTAAAGAAGTCGTAGGGTTCGGACGTCCTAAGTTCGTAGCTTACGCTGGCGATTATCCAATCGTCGAAGTACCTACCGAATCGGCAGCGAAGCCGAAGATCAAGGAGAAGAAAGATGGAAAGCTTAAAAGCGTTACTCGCAAGCTGGGCGCGTAGCTTCGCAGCTGCGTCTCTAGCTGTTTACTTAGCGGGAGTGACAGATCCTAAGGCGATTCTTACAGCTGGCGCGGCCGCTGTTCTGCCTGTCGTTCTGCGCTGGCTTAATCCTAAAGATTCAGCTTTCGGGTTACAGGGGAAGTGACTCGGAGACTACTCGCGGGCGGTCTGGCCTTAGTCCTTTCGGCTGGGCTGTCTGCGTGTGGTTATCAGGGCTGGGTGCGCTATGAATGCCAAGAATACGAAAACTGGTCGAAGCCAGAATGTCAAGAGCCACAATGTATCCCTACTGGAACGTGTACTAGCGACGTCCTTGGAGAAGAAGCTCCACAGCCCAGCGCGACGCCGTAGTCCAGAAGAAGTCCACGCGACTCTCATTCTTATCATCGGCTCGACTTTAGCCGCTGTCTTCTTGATCGTAACGCTAGGAATCACTTACGCTCTTATCTTCGTTACTCAGCCGATCGGTAATCAAGCTCCGAACGATGCGGCCTTTATTGATCTACTAAAGACTCTAGCAATCTTCTTAACTGGCTCACTAGGCGGAGTTCTTGCGGGTAACGGATTAAAGTCCAAGCCGAAAACACCAATAGACACGCCGATAGATAAGCGGGAATCTTGACCTAGGCGCGTTCTTGCTTCACTCTTTACATAGGGAGCGCGAACGTCGTTCCCAGTATCGGGAGCAAGTAATGAATGAATTATCGATTATCGTCATGATGCTAATAGCTGGGATCTTATGGGCAGCTATGAGCTATTCGGTCGGTTATAAAGAAGGCCAGCGAGAAGGCTTTAAGCGCGGTCGAGCTGTATCTCGTCACGCATCTAGGGAAGTGCGCTAATGAGCTTCTTAGACAATTACGAAGACGTAGCGGCTAGAATTGCCCGCCTATGGTTAACACACCCTACAGCTAGAGTCCAGACGAACATCGTGGACTTTAACGCCGAGAAGGGTTATGTCCTTATCCAAGCCCAGATCTTTCGCGATTACGAAGATCTCTATCCATCAGCTACCGATTACGCATTCGGTAACGTAGCGACTTATAACGTAAACATGAAGAAGTTCTTCGTCGAGGACACTGTTACATCGGCGATCGGTAGAGCGATCGGATTACTACTGGGAGCGGACAAGCGTCCGACTCGTCAGGACATGGAGAAGGTCGAGACAGTCAGCGCGAAGTTAGCGAACTCAACGGCCGACGATTACGACCCTTGGACGAAGAAGTTCGGCGAAGTGCCAAGCTATAAGACGGCAGAAGAAGCAGAGCAGAGCGGCATTCCGAGCCTTGGTTCATCGATGGACGAGATTAAGAAGCAGCTAGGCGGAGAGCTAGTGGCCGAAGCTCCACAGTGCAGCCATGGACATCGAATCTTTAAGACTGGAGAAGCTAAAACTGGTAAGGCTTGGGGCGGCTGGTTCTGCGTCGAGAAGACCAAGGCGACACAGTGTTCTCCGCTCTGGTATGTCCTAACTTCTTCTGGAAAGTGGAGTCCGCAAGTATGAGCGACTTAATCGAGATTATCTATCCGCAATCAATGACAGCCAAGCTTCTACAGAATGGCGAAGTAATAGCCGAGTATAAAGTCGAACAGTGCGATAGCTGCGCGAAGGTCAAGAAGCTAGACGCTTTCGGTTATACCAAGGGACAAGGCGGAGAGAAGCTAATCTGGTTATGTGGTGGCTGCCGATGACATACGATGAAATAATTGCCAAGATGGACGACTTTAACGTCGGACTGTCTAACGGATTTGGCGACGTAAAAACTTTAGTCGATTTCGTTAATGCTCTACGTTCGGTCGTCGAATTGCATATACCTGAACATTCAATTGCTGGTTATCGTTGCACTAACTGCACTTTAGAAGTTACTTATCCTTGTTTAACAATTCAGGCAATTAAAAAGGAATTGTCATGAGAGTAAAGCCTACGATCGAGGATAAGGTTCTAGCTCACACAGTGGCACTGGAACGAATTGCACAGATCCACGCCCAGCCCGATCATTCAAGCCGCCACGACCGTTCTCTGGGCTTTCATGACTACGTGGCCCAAGTAGCAGAGTCAATCGTGGCCGAGATCCTTGTAGCTAGATTCTTAGGATTCGTTAACTTCGATCCAAGAGTTTCTAAGTTCAAGGAAACGGCAGACGTCGGATCTAACATCGAGGTCAGATGGACACGCTACGACACTGGTCAGCTAATCGTCTACGAGAATGATCGAATTACAGACGTGGCGATTCTGGTCGTAGGTACATCGCCGAATTACAGACTGGCGGGCTGGATACCTGTAGCCATGGCCAAGCGGCCCAAGTATAAAAACTCTAAGCAGCCTACTTGGTGGGTAGATCAGAAGAATCTACAGCCGATCGAGAATCTAAAAGGGAGCAACTATGGACAAGCTGCGCTTTAAGTGCCGAGTCTGCAAGAAGGACACCGAGCAACTTATTCGTGTAATTACAGATAATCTTCCGCCTAACGTTAAGACGATTCAGTGCTGCGTCTGCTCGACTATGACAGTGGCACTAATTGGAGAAGCTAATGGCGACCTATGAATACCGCTGTGAAGTGTGCAGTAAAGAGATAGAAGTCCAGCGATCAATCGAGGACACACTGGCCAGAGATCCTTACTGCCCTAATTGCACTGTACCAATGAAGCGCATTTACTCGCTTGGTGGGATCGTGTTTAAGGGTAACGGCTGGGGCGGTAACCCATGAAGTTATCCACAGGACTTATCCACAGTGTTAGTAAAGCTGTGGGACACTCCCAAGATTACGCTCCTTACTTGACACGCGCGCTACTATCTCTTCGCTTGAAGCGAGCCGCTGTGGCGGATAGCTCGCTAGAGCGAAAGATAGGTTTAGGGGCGGCTATTGCCTTAACGGCAACGCTTTCAATAACGAGCATTCCAGAAGCAACAGCTACAAGCTATTCAATAGATCATCTAAAGCTTTATGCACATTCAAGGATTCTCGACTATAAAGAGTTCCAGTGCTTTAATCGAATCATTACTAAAGAATCCAGATGGTCTTACACAGCTAAGAACGGAAGCCATTACGGACTGGGGCAGATGCGCTCGCAGCATTACAGAGATCTAGATCCTTATCGTCAGATAGACGCAAGTCTTCGCTACATTACGATTCGTTATCAGACTAATTGTAAAGCGTGGGCATTCCATGAAAAGAAGGGTTACTACTAAGTGACACTACATAGCCAGCGTAAAAGCAACTCCACACAGTGGAAGAAGCTTAGGCTTCGGATCTTAAATCGTGATGGCTGGATCTGCTTCTGGTGCGGTGGAGAAGCGAATACGTGCGACCACGTGATTCCAGTAGCTAGAGGCGGTTCAGATGATCCAGATAACCTAGTCGCAGCTTGTAAGCGATGTAACTTCTCACGCCAAGATAGGCTTCCAGAGGAGATGGATCTAGTTAAGAAGAAGACGGGTGGTGTTTTTTATAATGGGGATTCCACCGCCACTCTCTCCCGAGGTCTTCTTTCACCACCAAACGACTCGATAAAGCATGAATAGCCACGCAGAAGACCCAAAAGGACACCAGAAGCCTCAAACTGGCTCAGATCGGCCTACATCGGTTTTAGAGGGAACTACAGGACTCTATCTAG